TTGATGGATTCCAAAACTAAACTGAGTTGGACTTGCATAATCTAATTTATCTGGTTGTCTTGTCATCGTTGTCATTATTTTTCTCCTTGCCAGAGAAGTTTATATCCTAATTCTTTAGTGTCCTCACAATATTTCATTAGATTTGAAAATGCTTCCTTAAACTTTTTATCTCTATGACTTTCTTCATGTGAATCAAAAGATTTCCAATAAGTTACTATGGCAATATGATTTCCTTCACTTCCATGACCACCTATCGTTCCCTCTTCTGAAATAAATCCAGCATAGTGAAATACTTGTCCAGCAATAAAATCTTCATATGTTTCTTTTACATGAGAACACATTTCTGCAATTGCCATCTCTACATCATCGAACTCAACATTATACTTTAATCTTGCAGTATTATATAACATAACACACGCGTAAGGTATAGTAATAGGCCCAAACATTATATCTCCTGTTACTATTTATAACAAAAAAAAGGGGGAGCAAAAGCTCCCCCAAGTTTGTAGTCAAGTTTCTTATATTACATAAGGTTATTAACTTTAACACGGCGATAGTAAGCGTTCGTGTTTGCATCAAGAGATGCGTCAGAGTTAAGACCAGAAGCAGGGAAACCGTCTGCAGCCGCACCAGCAGCAGCAAATGGGTTTGCAGCCATTCCGTAACGTGTCTTAAAACCGATTTTTGGTTGAAATGTGTTTTCACCAACTGCACGAACCATTTGTAATGGAACATATGGGCAGTAGAAGAAACCAGCATCATAAGGTGAAGTACCTTTATATCCAGCAACATAGTACTGATTAGCAGCTACGTTTGCAGAATATGGGTCAACATACACTTTATAACGACCATTCATCACACCAGCAAATGTGGTAGATGTATCGTCTACGTTTAAGTTGTTGTTAAGAGCAGGAGTGTAATCAAGAACACCAGCCATCTGAAGTGCAGAAGCAACGTCAGCGGAACAGATGATCATGTTACCTTTACCACGACGAGTCTGTTGACCAATCGCATTAGCATCACGCTCTATTTGAAACATCAAACCTTTAAACTTCTCAACTGACCAACGACCATTAGAGTCGGTGTCAAGATCGAAAGTACCAGCAGTTGTTGTGTTAACTTGAGCACCAGCAACAGCGGTGATGTAAAGTGAACGAACAACTTCACGGTTGATTTCAGCAAGAATTTCAGTTGACAACATATTTGCCAATTCTGTTTCTGCGTCTAAACCATGAATTGCTTTAAGGTCTTGAGCAAGTTCCATTGTGTACTCAGCTTTTAATGCACGAGAAACAGCAGTAACCGTTGTTTTCTCTATGCTGAATGCCATCTCTGCAAAAGAGTTTGCAGCAGCATCACCCAAAGCTTCACCTTGAGCAGTAGTCATACCAGTTGGAGATAAGTAAATTCCAGCTGGACTATCGTTCAATAGTTTTGGGTTAGAACCTGTCATTGCAGATGATGTTAAATCACCAGCAGCGTCATCGTTGGAAAGTCCTGTATCAGGCTCATCAACCAACAATTCTGCACCGTCTGAAGATGCAGCTTTAGCACGCATTGCAAAGATTAGTCCAGTTGGGCCAGTCATTGGTTGCACACCGCATACGTCATAAGCAATAAGGTTAGGCATTGCACGGCGAACGAGTGAAATCAAAATTGGATCCCAATTTGAAATCTGTCCACCAGTGGAGTTAGTAGGAGCAGCCTCTGAAAGAAAATTTTGGTCTTCCTTCATAGCCTTCTCTTGGTTCTCTAGGATGAGAGTAGTAACAGCACGCTTATAAGAATCATCAATCTTATTTAGATCAGGATGTTCTAGGACTGGCTGCCACTTTTCTTGTAGATGTTCTGTTTGAAACATTTGTTTCTCCTTTATTATTTACATCTTTTAATTATATTAACTTATGCACTCGCCTTTTGATCACGACTGATAGCAGACATATACTTATGCATAGTATCTGTCGTATCAATGTCCTGTGCGGTGCCACCATCTTCATCATCTATTGCTCTAACGCCTTCAGCAGGTTTAACTTTAGGAAAATAACTTTCCTTTAGAGTGGAGAGTTTTTCACGGAAAGACTCCTCACCAGTAAAGTCAACATCTTCTACAAGACCTTTGAACTTCTCAATCTCTGTTTGAGCTAAGTCTTCTGAAACTTCAGAAATAACTTGCTCACGAACTAATAGAGAATTATTTTCAGTCATTTCAACATTCTTCTGAATTGACTCATTTAATTTATCTTCTAGTTCTGCAATTTTTTCAGATTGTGCTTCCAAAACGTCATACTTTTCGTCTGGAACGTCAATATAGTGATCTTCAAACAACTGTTTCAGTCCAGAGATAAAGTCTTCTGCAATTTCGCCTTTAAGTCCACGCTCAATTGCCAACTCGTTCTCTTTTGTCCATTCCTCTACAACATAGTTGAGATATGTATCAACCTTCTCAGTTAACTCGTCTTTGAAGGTTTCCATTTCTGTTTCTTTCTCACTTTTAACTTCTTCATTTATACGATCAATCTCTGAACGTAACTTTGACTTAATAGCAGCTTCAAAAACTGTTCCTGCTTTAGTCTTAAACTCTTCAGAAAGGTCTTCGCCACTCATAAGAGCATCAACGTCTTCTTTAACGTCAAGGTCTTTAATACGAGCATCAATTTCTTCTTTCTTTTCAGCTGAAACTTCTTCTTCAACCTTTTCGTCTGCATCTTCGTGATAACCGTCTTTCATCATCGTTTCATATGCAGCTTTAAGATCGACAGCTTTCATGCCTTCCATCTTTTTGTGCATTGCAGCCTTTAACATTTCTTTAGTCATTTTAGCTTCTTCCAACTCTTCACCTTCTTCTGGAACGTGACTAGCAGCAAGTTTTTCTGGTTTCTGTGGTGCGACTTCACCTTTTTGGGCAGGATCGCCAGAAACTTCTTTAGCTTTTGCAGCAACTTTTTTAGCTGGTGCATCTTTCTGTTCTGGGTCAACAACAGGTTTTCCTGTGTCTTCCGCATCGTTTTTCATCTTAGACTTTTCAGCAGGAGCAGCACCCTGTTTTGTAGGGTCTTCAGCTTCTTCAAGCTCTGCCAGAACCTCTGCTTCAAGTTCTTCAATTGTTTGGTCTAATTCGGACATCGGGTGTCTCCTTACTTGTTTTGTAATTAATATTTATAAATTATAACATTTTGAGGAATTTTGCAAACTCCAGTGCTTCCACTGAAGCTTGTCTTTGACGCTTTTTAACATCAAATTTTGTTTTCATATCTTGCAATTCTGCTTCAATAAGTGATCCATTATTCCAAACCCACTCTTTTCCCTCCATAATACCTTCTACGAAAGCATTAGGAGCAGATGGGTCTGCTACGATGTCTGCAGCTGTTGCGAGATAAAAATCATCTCTTACATAATTAGCTCCGCCTTTTGATTCCAAACTTCCCATACCTCTAGAAGAAACACCTAGTTTTGCACCCTCATCCATTAAATTTTTAACTATTTTACCCATAGGTGTTTCCATTATTTTAGCTTCGCCAATAAAATTTTTTCCGTCAGGCTTTAACGATGTAATCATGTGTGACACTCGTTCCAAATTGACCGTTGGCCCATCTGGATGTCCAAGTTCCCCAAACGCCCGATTTTCTTCAATAAAATTCTTGCTATACTTATTAACTTCTTTTTGTAGTACATCCATAGGATATACTCTACCATTGCGGTTCTTTATGTCAGCTTGCATAAAAATACCACGAATCTTGTAATTCTTTTTACCATCTTCCTTTTCTTCGCAGATGTATTCAACTTCTTCTACAGCTTCTGAAAATAGTTTCATTATTCTATCCTTACGATGTATAGTTTTCGTCTTTTTTAAATTCAATAATAATCGTTCCAGATGTACCAAAACAACTAGCTTCATGATCACCTGATGTTGCAGCTGTATTTGTAGCAGCAGATTTAATTGCTCCAGCAGTACCATCATAGTGTCCTGTACCAGCACACCTAAACTGAGTAGAATCTTGTGAATTGTTTGCAGCTGCACCCACTTCTATGATTTCTACATGACCAGTATCATCGTCTGCTGTACCCTCTACTAATGACCACCAAATACGATTGAGATGTAGTTTTGCACCATTTGCGTGTCCAGCTAATGCACTTGCATCTAGAATAGCATTATTTGCAGTTGTATCATCTTCGATATCAACCAAGATTGTGACAAATCCGCCTGCGCCTGGATTATTTACAGGTGTGTCTCTTAGTGTTCGTGTTGCAAAAGCCATTCTTTAACTCCTTAAATTGATAACATTTCTTTCTCAAAATAATTCATAAGTTCTCTTTCGGAAACTTTAAATTTTTTTGATACTTCTTTTATACTTTTTTCAAAACTATTTAGGAAATCTGAAGGTTTAGAATCCATTTTTTGAAATATTTGGTCAATAGCACCCCTCATCTTAGGAGAAAGTTTCTTATACTCCTTAGATTTCTTATGTTCATCCTTCTCAATTACGGATGTATATACTCCACTAAACGTCTGAGTCATTACTTTCCTCTGTTTCTACTGACATAGTTTTAACAAAAGTGTTTGCTAAATCTTTTCTTCTAAGTTCTAAAGCATCACCTACTTTAGTACCTATTGAAGTTTTAAATACTTCTTCTGCACCTATGTTATTTCCGTCAACAATTGCGTCTACAAATTCTCTACTCATAATTAATTTCCTTCTTTTTCTGGTTCTTCATAATCTGGCATCTGGTCTGGAGAAACAACTCCACCAGCTCCATCTTGTGGATATCTTGTAATTCCATCTCCACCGTCTGGTAAACTTATTCCACCATCCATTGGATCAATGTCAATTTCTTTTCTTATTTGATCATTCATTTCTGCAATTTCTGCATCATTCATACGTAAAACTTTCTTCAATACATACTCTTTACTAAAGAATGTACCAATATATGATTGTATAGAATCAAGTGTTTGTATACGATCATTAAGTAACTCTGCATCTTTAAGCTCTGCAAAATGACCATCCTGTAGAAAGTCGTATTGAATGTGTTCTTGCATCATGTCCCAATCTTCTGGTGCAATAATACCTTTTAATAGAAGTTGAGTTTTAAGAATGTCTGTAAATAATGGAGTAAACTTCTTACGAATACGTTGCACAAACTTAGTAAATTTAAGTTCATCTCTTGTAATTTCAGAAGCTCTTCCTAATGAAAATCCATTTTCAGAATCCATACGAGAGATAGGAACATTTAAAGACTTGTATAGTTTCTTTTGAAAGTATTGAATGTCATCAATCTCTCCAAGATTAGAACCGCCGGGCAATGTTGTAATTTCTGTTCCTCTACCACCTTCTCTTCGTGGAAGCCAGAAATCTTCTAACATTGACATATGATTACGATCATCTCGTATCTCACCAGTAGATGCATCATATACCAGTTTGTTACGATACCTGTTCATAACATCCTTGAGGTATTGTTCTGCCTTTATCTTAGGTAAGTTACCAACATCAATGTAAAAAATTCTACGTTCTGGTGCTCGT